GGCATATAGATTAATAGGAGCATAAGGATAAAAATTATGATAAAGGAGTACAATGGCTAGTATAATAAAAGTAGATGACGTCCAAGACGCAGCGGGCAATAATATAATCAGAGAAGCTGGTGATACTATTACAATTGGAGCTAGTGGGGATACGATAACTATTCCTAGTGGAGCGACGATTACTAATAGTGGAACGGCTACAGGTTTTGGTGGTGGAAAACTTGGACAAGTAGTAGTCACAACTAAGACTGATACAGCTTCAGTTGCTTCTGCTAGTTATGCAGATATGTCAGGCATGACTGTAACAATTACTCCAGTAGCTACTTCTAGTAAAATTTTACTCACAGGAACAGCTATACTGCAAAACTATACTATATATGGTTACTTTCAATTTGTAAGAGATATTGGTGGTGGTGGTTATTCAGTACCAACAGGATTTGTAGGAGATGCAGCTGGTTCAAGAGTACAATCAACAAGTGCTAATATTAGAACAGTTACTGATGACAATATATCAAGAACTAATTCATGGCATTTAATAGATTCACCAAGCACAACAAGTGCTTGTACTTATAAAATGCAATGTAGAAATAGTTCTGGAACTTCTAGCATATATTTAGGTCGATCTCCTTATGATGGAGATGCTGTCAGCAATAATAGATCACCCAGTACATTAATTGCTATAGAAATATTAGCATAATGAATAATACAATAAATAAGGAAATAAAATAATATGGCAACAATAGAAGATGCAATAAACGCAATCAGTCCGACAACAGAATTTAGTTGTAATCCAGCAGATAGTACAACAGGAATTACTTGGCTTTCTGGTTCACCGATTTCAGCAGAAGATTTAGAAGCAAAAAAAGCTGAACTACAAGCGGCAGAAGATGCTTTAGCTTATGCACGATCAAGAGGTACACAATACCCATCTTTAAAAGAATTTGCTGAAGCCTATACAGAAAAAGAAATTTTAGCAGATACTACTAAGTGGGATGAGTATGTAGTTAAATATAATAAAGTAAGAACGGACAATCCGAAGAGTTAATTATGGCACTAACAAGAGTATTAGGAGCAACAGCAGTAGCAGCTACACTTCCTACAACAGTAGGAGGGACTGGTGCGACTACGTTTTCACCAGGTAAAGTTTTGCAAGTGGTCTATGGAAATACTGGAACTGCTGTAGCTAATGCAACAACTAGTTATATAGATACTGGATTAACCGCTACAATTACACCAAGTGCAACTACTTCTAAAATTTTAATACTTGTAACTCAATCTATTGGAAAATCTAATAATAATACTTTTCAAGATTTAAATTTGTTAAGAGATACAACATCTTTATTTGATCCTTGGGCTAATGATGTATTATACACAGCAACAGTACAGCATCTTTATGTTCACGCTGCTTTTAATTATTTAGATTCTCCAAGTTCAACATCAGCTTTAGTATACAAGACACAATTTAAAAGTTACAATACAGACCAAGTAAATGTGCAAGCAGCAGATGGTAGTCAATCATCAATGACTTTAATGGAGATAGGAGTATAATGATAGATCTAATTACAGTAATTAGAAAAATTGATCCAGTAGCACAAGTATCAGTAATTGGAAATGATATTAATAAAATTACTTGGCACAATGGAACAGCAGTAATTTCTAAATCAGATATAGAAGCTAAACAAGCAGAACTTCAAGCTGAGTATGATGCCGAACAATGGAAAAGAGACAGACAAGCAAACTACCCAAATCATGAAGACTGTATTCATGCTCTATTAGACGGTGGAGATACACTTACCGAACTACAAACTAAAAGACAAGAGGTCAAATCTACATACCCTAAACCAGGAGCCTAACCATGCTCTTTGGAAGTGATTATGGATTTGGGTCTTTACCTTTTGCATCCATTACCAATGAAAACAATGTAACTATCAATGTTACTAAGAATGAATTATCAATTAGTATTGGTAATCCAGGAATTACAGCAGACTCTATTACCGAAATACCTGATGGAAGTCAGGTTACCCTAGGAACAGGGACAGTTACTCTTACTGCGGATGCGAATGTTACAGCACTCAAAAACGAACTAGTATTAGGCACCGGAACAGTTACAGTTAGCGCAGGCGCTACTGTTACGCCTAGCGGAAATAGCCTTGTAATTTCAAGTGGAACTGTTACAATAACCGCATCGGCAGACGTTACTCCTACAGGAAGTACTTTCGTACTTTCTACTGGAACGGCACAGGCGATAACATGGAGCGAAATTATACCAGGGGCTACTATGGTATGGACACCAATAGACCCAACATAATATTATGGCATCAACTTATTCAACAAACGCACAATTAGAGTTAATCACAACTGGTGAAAAAGCTGGTTTGTGGGGAACTATAACGAATACCAATCTACAAATTGTAGAGCAAACTTCAACAGGTGTATTAGATGTAGATATTTCCGCAGGTAGCTCAACTCTAGTTTTAACTGATGGATCTACTTCAACAGGTAAAAATTTTTATTACAGACTTTACGGTACTCTAGCTGCTAACCGAACGGTTACAATGCCAGCTACTGCTGAAAGAATCTGGATTATGAAAGATGATACCGTTAGAGGAACTTCCAATTATACTGTTGGAGTTTTAACCGCTTCAGGAACAACACAACCTATCCCACCAGGTTCAACTGTTTTATGTAAATCCAATGGAACAGAGACAGTTGTAACTATTCTGGACAAAGGATATGCAACTATTACTAATTCTAATAGCCCTTATACTGCTGTAGCGGGTGCACAGATTTTAGCAAATACAACCACTTCAACCATTACTGTTACCTTACCAGCCGCAGCTTCTGCTGGAGATGAGGTTACAATCATTGATGCAAGAGGAACATTTCAATCTAATAATTTAACTGTAGATCGAAATGGATTAAATATTAATAGCGCAACTTCGAATTTAACTCTAGCTAATAATGGTCAATCCCTAACATTAGTTTATGTAGATGCAACGCGGGGTTGGGCATATAAAAGTAATTATACTTCATAGGAGCTAAAAAATGTCGCTCTTTGAAATGCAATTTCAGCCGGGTGTCGACAAGCAGGATACTGCTGTTGGAGCAACCGATCGTTGGATAGATTCCGATAATGTAAGATGGAGATATAGTCTTCCTGAAAAAGTAGGAGGATGGTCTTCTTTATTAACCGACACCATTGTAGGGGTTGCTAGAAAGCAACATGCCTTTGTAGATAATGATGGTAATAAATATGTGGCAATCGGTACCGATAAATTTTTACTTATATATTTTGAAGGAACTCTTTACGATATAACACCTTGGCGTTCTGATAATGCTGGGGCCCAAACCGAATTTACTAGTTCAACATTAGCGACAGATAGTACCACAGTTAAAACATGTACGATTACTACAGGATCGGACCATAGTCTAGAAGTAGGAGATATAATTGTTTTGGATTCGGTTACACTTCCGGCTTTAACGGGATTATCAGCTACAGATTTCGAAGATAAAAAATTTCAAGTTTTAAGTGTTCCTACTTCTGTAACCTTTACCATTGATTCTTTAAATCAAGCTTCTGCGGTGGTTGGCACTGGGGGAAGTATGAAAGTTCAACCTTATGCAACTGTGGGTCCAGCTGCTCAAACTTATGGATATGGATTTGGTGTAGGAAATTTTGGAGGAACCATATCTGGAGTTCAAACCGATGAATTAGATGGAGCGTTATTAGCTGATACCGCTGGTACAGGAGGAACTGGTACAAGTGTAGCTTTAGATTCAGCAACAGGATTTACAACTTCAAATGGAACCATTCTCGTGGACAATGAGTTAATTTCTTATACAGGAGTTTCCACTAATGATTTAACAACGATTACCCGGGGAGCTTATGGAACTGCAACTGCAGGAACTTCAAATGGACAGTCTCATAGCGATGCAGCTACCGTATATGATGCAACCAATTATACTCAATGGGGAAATGCGGTTAATGCTTCTGACGTTACACTAGAACCAGGTCTCTGGTCACTAAGTAACTGGGGTGAAGTTTTAATTGCAACCGTTGCTAATGGAAAAACATATACTTGGAATTCAGGTGTAAGCGGATCTGCCAGATTTACAGAAAGAGCCTCGAACTTAACTGCTAGTTATCAAACATATATTGATGGCGATTATGGAAATCCAACTGCCACTAGAATGACTTTAGTTTCTCCAACTACTCGACACTTAATTCATTGTGGAACAGAAACAACTATTGGTACAGCATCTACTCAAGATGATATGTTTATTAGATTCTCGGATCAAGAAGCTCTAAATACTTTTGCACCGACTGCAGATAATAGTGCAGGTACTCAACGACTTCAAGATGGTACTAAAATTATGGGAGCCATTAAAGGAAAAGAAAATATACTAATCTGGACTGACAACGCTTTGTATTCTATGAAATTTGTAGGAGCTCCATTTACTTTTGGCTTTGAACAAGTAGGGACCAA